GAAGCTCTAGGCGATGCAGGTAACAATGCTTTCGCTGAAATGGCTTTCTCAATTGAGAAGCTAACTGTTACAGCACGTTCACGCGCGCTCAAGGCAGAATACACAATGGAACTAGCTCAGGATCTTAAGGCTGTTCACGGTCTAGACGCTGAGACAGAACTTGCTAACATTCTGTCAACAGAAATCCTTGCTGAAATCAACCGCGAACTTATCCGCACAGTTTATAACTCTGCTGTTGTTGGCGCTCAGTACGGCACGACAACTGCTGGCACATTCGATCTTGACACAGACTCAAACGGCCGTTGGTCAGTTGAAAAGTTCAAGGGTCTTGTATTCCAGATCGAACGCGAGTGCAATGCAATTGCTAAGGGCACTCGTCGCGGTAAGGGTAACATCATGATCGTTTCTTCAGATGTTGCTTCTGCTCTCGCTATGGCTGGTGTTCTTGACTACACACCTGCTCTAAACGTTAACCTTGAAGTTGACGATACAGGCAACACATACGCTGGTACAATGCACGGCCGCGTAAAGGTCTACATCGACCCTTACTTCGGTGGTTCAGCAAACGGCGACGAACTAGTTTGCGTTGGTTATAAGGGTACTTCACCTTATGACGCCGGCTTGTTCTACTGCCCATACGTTCCTCTTCAGATGGTTCGCGCTATTGGCCAGGATAACTTCCAGCCAAAGATCGGCTTCAAGACACGTTACGGCATGGTAGCCAATCCATTCGCTAAGGGTCTAGATGCTATCGCTGATGCTGATGCTGCTGCAACTATCGCTGCTACGGCACGCGCTAACCAGTACTACCGCATCTTCCGCGTTCGTAACCTTATGTAATCTTGTTTATAACAAGAAACGAAACTCAGACTTGGGCAGCTTCGGCTGCCCTTTTCTTTTGCATAAATAATCAAAAGAGGTAACAATGTCAAAAGAAACACTCATTACAAGAATACCAGAAAATAGCAACTTGCTTCAACCTACGAAGTATTCATTTGTTATTCCTGATCTTCCTTTTGCCAAATACTTCTGTCAGACTGTAAATTTACCTGACGTTTCAACTTCCGCTGTGGAAGTTCCTACACCATTTTCAGTCACTAAAAGACACGGAGATACTCTACGTTGGAGTGATCTGTCTATGTCTGTTCTAGTTGATGAAGACCTACGGGTATGGGAAGAAACTCTTGAATGGCTAAAATCGTTAACAAAGCCAACAACGTATGAAGAATATGGAAAACGTAAAGGTATTCCATTCAGCAAGTACTATGATGGCATTCTAACCATCAATACGAACTCTAATATAGCATTAATGAGAATCAAGTTTTACAATGTACACCCTACATCTATGGGTCAGCTAATCTTTGATACCACACAAACTGCGGAACAAACTATCACTTTGGACATGGCATTCTCATATGATTATTTCGAAGTTCAACGTCTTTAGTACTTGACACGTTCCTAAATTCCGTCTATACTAATAATTATTTTTTATGGAGCAGTGGATGAAACCGCCGGTAACTATTGACGCCCTAACTGAAGAATGGATTAAAGATGCAGGTTGGGATGAAACTGATCCGCATAAAGCTGTTGCAAATATTCCTAAACTTCATTCGAAGTATTTGCGTATTACGACACATCACAATCTGATCGTCAAGAAACTTCAAGCAGAATATAACACAAGACGCAAGATCAAGTGGGATTACTATAATGGTGATCTGAACAATCCTGAAGACCTAGAGAGATACGGTCTTGAACCTATGACAAAGAAGGTCATGAGGGCTGATCTTCAGCATTGGCTTGATTCTGATACTGAACTAAATAACATACTGTTGAAAAAGGTAATGCATGAAGAGATTGTTGATTTCTGTAAGTCAGTTCTTAAAGAATTGAATAACAGGACTTTTCAATTGAAGTCATACATGGATTGGGAACGATTTATTGGTGGAAAATAAAGTTATAATAAGAAACGTGAATGAAGCTTTTGTAGTCATTGTATGTGATGATGGTGTTGCATACGAACTAAGAGAAGCATTCACGTTTCAAGTGCCTGGTTATCAGTTTACGCCTCAGTATAAGGCTAGACTTTGGGATGGAAAAATACGATTGTTTGATGTTAGATCAAAGCAGTTGTATCGTGGACTTGTACCATATGTTGCGAAGTTTTGTGAAGAACGCAACTACGATTGGGAATATGAGAATGAAGACTACGACGAAGAATTCTCGTTAGCGGAAGCAAACGAGTTTGTAGAAAAATTAAGGCCGAAACATGTTCCAAGAGACTATCAGTTGGATGCATTCGTTCATGCCATTCGTACAAGACGTAGTTTATTACTTAGCCCCACTGCAAGTGGTAAGTCTCTTATTATTTATCTTCTATGTCATTTTCTCAGGTATAGAGGACTAAAGAGGGGGCTGATCATTGTACCAACTGTCTCTTTAGTGGAACAGTTGACTAGTGATTTTAAAGAATACTCTGAAACGAATGGTTGGAATGTTAGTGATAACATACATAAAGTTTATCAGGGTCAGGACAAGGATACAAACAAGTTCCTGACGATTTCAACTTGGCAGTCTCTTTACAAGATGCCTAAGAAGTGGTTCGCGCAATTTGATTTTGTAATCGGTGATGAAGCTCATCTATTCAAAGCAAAATCTCTAACAGACATTATGACAGGACTATCAAATGCTAGTTTTAGAATTGGTACCACCGGCACCCTTGACGGCACCAAAACCCATCGTCTCGTTCTTGAAGGTCTTTTTGGATCAGTTAGAAAAGTTATTACCACAAAAGAGCTTATGGATGCAAAACACTTGGCTGAGTTCAAGATCAAGTGTCTTCTTCTCAGGCATGGTGAATCAATCTGTCAGGCAAGTAAGACTTTTACCTATCAGCAAGAAATTGAATACCTTGTTCTTAATGAGTCCCGTAACAGATTTATTAGTAACCTCGCAGTATCTCTCGACGGAAATACCCTCGTCTTATTCCAGTACGTTGACAAACATGGAAGAATACTCCATGACATTATCTCCAAGAAAGTTGGATCAGATAGAAAAGTGTTTTTCGTAAGTGGTGAAACAAATGTGGACATACGTGAAGAAGTTCGTAAGATCGTTGAGTCAGAAACAAACGCTATTATTGTGGCTAGTTTTGGTACTTTTAGTACTGGAATCAATATTAGAAATCTACATAACATTATATTTGCTAGTCCGTCTAAGTCTCGGATAAGAAACCTACAGTCTATTGGACGCGGACTAAGAAAGAGCGATACAAAAGAATCAGCACAGTTGTTCGATATTGCAGATGACATGCGATATAAGAAGCACGAAAACTATACTCTTAAACATTTTGCAGAACGCATCAAGGTATATACAGAGGAACAGTTCTCATACAAAATCTACAAAATAGAATTGAAATGAAAGGTTAATATTATGGAAACAGATATTCAGTTCCTCAGACTGAAGAATGGTGAAGACATTATTGCTGAGATTCAAGAAACAGCAACCACATACATTCTTCTTAATCCATGCAAAGTTCTTTATCTTAAGGGAAGTAAACCAGGGTTCATATCTCTTTCACTCATGCAATGGGTATTCATGAAGATTTGTTCTGAGCAAGTCTTTGAGATTGTAAAGGAAGAAGTTCTCTTTAAGTCATATCCTGATGAGAGCTTAGTTGCTCACTATTGGAATTCAGTAGAGCATTTCATGAATTCTGCTTCTAAAGATAATGTCGAATATGATAGATATTCAAATGATGAAGGAACTTATGATGACTCTAATGATTTAGATGAGGGAATAGAACTATTGAAGAAGCTACTTGAAAGTAAAGATGATAAGGGAAAGCTACACTAAGCTGATACCTAATAGTATTTAAAGTTATTCATATCATCGCTGGCATAGCCATAATAGCAGTGTGTCAAGCGGTTGTCAAGGGAAAAGTGAATGAAGAAGAGAAATACCGTGCATTATGTTGACAATAAGAAATTCTACGACGAAATCATCAGACATAGACAGAGAGTAGAACAGGCAAAGCTTGAGGGCAAAGAAGAGCCTCGCTTGCCTGAGTATATTGGTGAGTGTATATGGAAGATTGCTAACAAACTTTCTACCATGCCTAGATTCATTAACTACTCATATCGTGATGAAATGATCAGTGATGGAATTGAGAATTGTATTATGTACTTTAAGGACTACAATCCAGAGTACAATGGTAATGATAATCCAAACTATGTTCCAAATCCTTTTGCGTATTTTACTCAGATCATATACTATGCATTCCTTCGTCGCATTAGCAAGGAAGAGAAGAACAGATACATCATATATAAGAATTATCAAGAGAGTATTGTCAATCAGGGTCACTCAGGTGCATTGGTTGACGGTGATGACAATCATGTGATGCCAAGTCAAATGTATGACAACATCAATGAGTTTATGAACAAGTTCGAACGAAGAGAAGAGGAAAAGAAGATCAAGCGTAAACAGACCAAAGAAGGTCTTAGTAAGTTTTATGAGGAAGAAAAAGATGAGCAACGAAGTGCCGTTTCAGATTGAACATCTGATTAAGAGCCTATTGAATAAAGGTGAAAATGTCCATCTACGTGGAAACTATCGTGAAAGATTAGTGAACATCAAAGATGCTATTGACAAAGCAGTGAAAATGTACGATAATGAAGCCTACATCTCCAAATCAGGGAAAAAGAGGGCATAAGTGGCAAAGATAGCATTGATTACTGATACTCACTGGGGAGTCAGAAATGATTCCCCAATCTTCTTAGACTATTTCAAGAAGTGTGTGGATGAGTTCTTTCTTCCGATTATTGACAAGCAACATATCGACACGATTATTCATCTAGGCGATTTGGTTGATCGTCGCAAGTATATTAACATCAACACAGCGCATCGTCTTCGCACAGACTTTTTGGAACCTATACATCAACGTGCAATTAATCTGCACATTATTGCAGGTAACCATGATGAGTACTATAAGGATACATATAAGGTCAACGCTCTTAATGAGTTGGTTGGTGAGAGATATTTCAATATCACCACATACTCAACACCAAGAGAGATTGAAGTTTATGGTTGCGAGATCCTTTTAATGCCTTGGATCACAAAAGACAATGAAGCGGAATCGTTTGATGCGATCAGGAATAGTACCTCTAGTATTCTAATGGGACATCTTGAACTAGAAGGGTTTGAATTCTACAAAGGACAGGTATCAGATCATGGACAAAGTTCTAGCATTTTTAGCCGCTTCGACAGCGTTTATAGTGGTCATTATCATCACCGTAGTAACCGCAATAACATTACTTATCTGGGTGCTTTTTCTGAGCATATTTGGAGTGATTATAACGATTCTCGAGGTTTCTCAGTTCTTGATACAGAAACATTGGAAGTTACTTTCCATCGTAATCCTTTTAGCATTTTTCACATGGTATCTTATGATGATGTAAAGAATCCAGATATCATTCAGAAGATACAGTCTACAGATTACAGCAAGTATAAGGACTGTTATGTTAAGATCGTATGTGTGAACAAGACGAACCCGTTTGCATTCGATATGCTATTGGACAAGTTATATAAAGAAAGTCCTGCAGATATTTCCATCGTAGAAGATGTAAATCTGTTTACGGATACCAATCCAGATGAAATTGTTGATCAAGCACAAGATACTCCTACTATTCTTGACAGCTACATTAGCAACTTGACTTTGCCTGTAGATTCTGATAAAATGAAACATTACATGCGTGATCTGTATGTGGAAGCTATTTCATTGGAGAACATTGATGCATCCTGATTATATGCATATAGGCGCAGCGGATGATTGTCTGATTGAAGAAATGTCCGAACTCACAAAGGAACTTTGTAAAGTTAAGCGTTTCGGTATGAGTGATAAGAGTAGAGAGAATATCATTCTTGAGATTGGTGACGTTGAATATCGTCTTAAAGAATACAAGCAACTATTAGGTATACCATGCTAACATTTAAAACTATTCGTTGGAAAAATCTTCTTTCGACTGGTAATATGTTTACTGAGATTGATTTAGTTTCATCTAAGACAAATCTGATTGTTGGCGCGAACGGTCATGGCAAATCCACTATTCTGGATGCCATGACGTTTGTGCTTTTTGGTAAAGCATTCCGTAACATCAATAAGCCGACACTGGTTAATTCAGTGAACGGTAAAGATTGCGTTGTGGAGATTGATTTCAATACAAACGGTAAAGAGTATCGAATCATTCGTGGTATCAAGCCTAATGTCTTTGAGATTTGGGTAGATGGTACGATGATTAATCAGGATTCAGCTTCGCGCGACTATCAAGAGTACCTTGAGAAGTTCATCCTCAAAATGAACTACAAGGCATTCACTCAGATTGTCATTCTTGGTTCTGCATCTTTTGTTCCTTTCATGCAGTTATCTCCCGCTGATCGTCGTGCTATCATTGAAGGTCTTCTAGATATTCAAATCTTTTCGGTAATGAATGTACTGATGAAGCAGAGGGCATTGGTAAACAAGCAAGACCTAGAAAATAATCGTGTTCATCTCCAGTCTCACGAAGATAAGAAATCTTACATTGAAAAGACTCTTGCAGGCTTGAAGAAGACTAGCGCGGATCGTATGTTGGAACTTCAAAAACAACTGAACGATTATACCGATCAAAAACGTGATCTTATATCAACTGTTGAGAATTTGGTTGACGAACGTAAAGAATTACAAACCGAAGTAAACGACCTCACTGAATTGAAGACTCACTTTCACAATGCAATTAAGTTGTATACTCAACATGATACTGATGCCAAACGATTAGATTCTGAAAAAACTATGTTGAAGACAACTGACAATTGTCCAACATGCAAACAGCTTATTGAGGAAACGTTTCGTTCCAAACGTGTACTTCAGTTGAGTGATGAAATCATGAGTTTGGTATCTGCTGCTGAATTTGCAGAACTACACTCAAATGATCTCCTTGTGCAGATTAGCAAGAAAGAAGAAAACGTAAAGCGCATTCAAGCTATCACTGCTGATATATCTGCAAAGAAACAAACGATGATGCATTTAGTCTCAATGGTCAATGATACTGAAGACGCAATAGAGAAGATCAAGAATGCAGACAAGATGGTTCAAGACAGTGAAGAACAATTGTCTGCTACAATTGATAACATTGAAAATCTCAACATTCTCAAAACTGAACTGTTGGAAGATCGCAAGTACATTGAGACTGCACTGGCGCTATTGAAAGATGGCGGTATAAAGACCAAGATCATCAAGCAATACATTCCAATCATCAATAAGCTTGTTAATAAATACCTCGCTCAGATGGGATTCTTTGTAAACTTTAACATTGACGAAAACTTCAACGAGGTAATCAAGTCCAGATATCGTGATGAGTTTTCCTATGCGAACTTCTCGGAAGGTGAGAAGACACGTATTGATTTGGCGCTAATGTTTACTTGGCGTACAATTGCCAAGATGAAAAATTCCGTCAATACGAATCTGTTGATACTAGATGAAATCTTAGATGGAAGTTTGGACGCAAATGGCACAGATGAATTCCTTAAGATAATTAAGACCTTGACAGATGATACAAATACGTTTATAATAAGCCATAAACAGGATCAACTCATAGATAAGTTTGATAAGGTATATCGCTTTGAGAAGATCCGAAACTTCAGCAGACTAGTATGAGGAACAAATGACTAAGACACCTGTAGCAGAATCAGCAGAATATGACAACTTTCTTGGAAAAAAGGTAGAGCTTCCTCGAGAACCTACCCTAACTGAGTTTCTTGAAACGGAAGATAGTGGTGATATGAATCCTAATGATAAGGATGCTCTTTGGGTTGGAATGCCTGAGTTTGAACAGGAAGACAAGAAGACATATAAGACCATGTATCTTCATTTCCGTAACAAGGAAGACTTTGACAAATTCGTCAGCGTCTACAGATCCCAAATCGATTCAGATCAGACAATCACTGTAAAAACAAAGAGCATGTGGTATCCAGCACTCGACCGTACAGCTAATCACCTGTTGCGTTGGGTTGAAGAAGAATGAGAGGTCTGATTTATTCAGCTAGACCTATTAGTGGTCGTGAGGGCAAGATAGTCATCCGTCATATGAATATCATATCTCAAACATGCGATGAAGTTGATATTCTCAGCACAACAAAAACAGATGGTGCTAAGATAGCATTATCTCGCTATGGCAATGTTGAAGTGGACAACTATTATAATCATTATGGACATTATTATGAAACCTTAGTTCCTTTGATGTCATCATGGATGGACGTTTATGATGCAATAGATGTGACTCCACTTCAACAATATGACAAGCTGTTCATTGTTGGAGGTATGGACCTATGGCGTTCTGAACTTACCCGTGTAGGTAAAAGATCTGGTGTATTTCCTAATGACGGTGGTCAGATCAAGTTTCAGAGTGTAGGCGCTCACTGCACTAACATTCTTGCAATGCTTAAAGCTCATAATACATACAACATACCTCTGCATGAAATTGCTATTGATCCAAACGAAATCAGTTGCGGTCTGTTTCATGAAGATGTAAAGCCAACCACAGACTACTATCTGTATCATGGTTATGATATTCCAGCTTATGGTATTAATCGATTGGATAGTCTGCAGGCTTATCTATTGACGAAGCCGGTGCCTATGATCACAAGAGACAAGATTACAGACTTTACATTTGGATTAACAATTCTTGAGAAAAGCAATCGTGAGGAGTTTATAGGTGATATTGAAGATATCGAAGCTAAGTTTGAAACTGTAAACTTCTATATCAAAGATTACAGAAATGGTCAAAATACACTGATCGATCCAGATGCATATCTGAACAAGATTGAAGAGTCTCGTTTCACATATATGCTTCCTTCTTATGATAGACACTGTTTTTCAATCTATCGCTTTATTGAAGCTATTAACTACGACTGTCTACCACTAATCAACCCTGCTTGTAATTTGGTAGACATTCAAAATTCATTTGATGTTGATTTATCTCCTCTTGTAACAACTGACATTCCTACTGAATCAAGGCGTTTGGAATTGTTGGAGTATGTACAAGATAAGATAATGCTAGTGGAGAAGAATTTCAAAAATGACTAACCCTAAAAATCCTGTTTATATCATATCTAAAGGTAGACATGAAAGCATGTTTACTTCGCGTTCACTCGCGCGTATGAAAGTTCCACATTACATAGCGATAGAGCCACAAGATGAAAGTTCTTATGAAGCTGCCCTTGATAATTTCAATATTAGGGATTATGTTACTCTGCTTGTTGCCCCTTTCAGCAACCACGGTGACGGCCCTGGTCGGGCTCGTAATTGGTGTTGGGATCATGCTATTTCAATAGGAGCTGAGAAGCATTGGGTATTAGACGATAACATTTCAGATTTCTATCGACTTCATAAGAACGAAAGAATTCGAGTAGGTTCTGGAGTATGTTTCAAAGCTGCCGAAGATTTTGTTGATCGTTTTGAGAATGTTCCTATCTCAGGTTTTCAGTATCGGTTCTTTATTGCACCCAATCAGAAGTATCCACCTTTTGTGATAAACACACGTATCTATTCTTGTCTACTCATTTCCAATGATTGTAAACATAGATGGCGTGGACGTTATAACGAAGATACTGATATCTGCCTCAATGTTCTTAAAGATGGTGATTGCACGATTCAGTTCAATATATGGATGCAGGGTAAAGCCGCAACGCAAACTGTTAAGGGTGGAAACACTTCTGAATTCTACCATGCTGAAGGTGAGCTAGACAAGAGCAAATGGCGTGATGGCCAATTGAATGCAACTGGTACTGTGAATAAGTCTCAGATGCTAGTTGATATGCATCCAGATGTTGCTCAAATGGTTTGGAAGTATGGTCGTTGGCATCATTATGTGGACTATTCAAAGTTTAAGGAAAATAAGCTGAGATTAAAACCAGGAGTTGATCTTTCAAAACTGCCAAAAGTTAACAACTATGGACTAAAATTGATCAACAATTACAATGGTTTATAGTATTCTCTAGTAAAAACAATGACTTAGCAGTAGCTATGCATTGAACACATACCAGCTATGCGGCAACCACTCTTGAAAAAGAGGGTTGCCGTACTTATATATAGTACATGACAAATTCAGAACCCCTCAGACTTGACAATTCCCATCTCGTAACCCATATCGTTTATGAAAGCAAGCCGAACGTTTTCCACGTCGACCTTAGTGCTGTATCAAATGATCCTGATTTTCCTAATATGATCGAAACCTGTTACGGAAACGAACAGCCTTTCAAGTTATACAAGAAAATGTATAACAAGCATGATAACATGCATATTGCAACTTATAAGCAATTGTATAGCCGAGCAACCCTTTTTGTCTACATCGGTTAACTATTGACTTGGACCTCAAAACAGTCTAAGATAAGTCAATAATCAAGAGGACGTAATGGAACAAGCAAATATTCAGAACGGAAAGTCTCAGCTGGCTAAGCTTTTGGCCACTGAAAACATTGCCGTACAGCATAAGCCTGGTGCAAAGACCGCATGGTTCGACGTAAAGAACCGTGTCCTGTGTCTGCCGATATGGCACAATATTTCCGATGACCTATATGACCTTCTGGTTGTACATGAAGTCGGCCATGCTCTTGATACTCCTCCCGAAGGTTGGGCTGATGCAATCAAGGATATTGCTCTCCGTGTTACGGGTTCTGCTTCTAATCGCGCGATGGGTGCCGTCAAGGGCTTTCTAAACGTTATTGAGGATGCCCGTATTGATAAGCGCCAGAAGCGCCGCTTCCCTGGTGCCCGTCGGAATTACGTGAAGGGTTATAAGGAACTCATTGAACGTGATTTCTTCGGTACCGAAAAGCGGGACGTTAATCAAATGTCCTTTATTGATCGCCTTAACATCTATTGCAAGGGCGGCTCTATGATGGGCATCAAGTTTTCTCCTGTTGAGAAGAAAATGCTTCTTGAGGTTGAGAATGCTGAAACCTTTGATGAGGTTTTGAAACTCACTGAAAAGATTTTCACTTGGTCTAAGGATCAGCAGGAACAGGATCAAGAAAACAATCCGGATGACATGGGCGAAGAAGCCGGTGAAGATGACGGCAAATGGTCGGAATCGGATGATTCGGACTCTGATGACATGACCTATGATGATTCGGAAACGGATGAAACTGACGGCAACGGTAATGCCGATGGTGAAGCATCGGATGATGATGAAGATGGTAATAAGTCTGGTAAGACCCAGTCTGATGACCGCTCAAACGAATATTCTGATACTCCTATAAACATGGGTTCTCAGAACGGCAGCGGTGATGATAACAACCTGCCGGAATCGGAAACTGAAAAGTCTTGGCAAAAGACGCAGGATGATCTGATTAAGAATTCGGACGAACGGTATATTTACCTGAAGCTTCCTCGTCCTGTCGATATCAACAAGATGGTTGTTGACTACAAGCAGGTTCTAGCTGAACAGCGGTCTTATCTTCCTAAGATGTGGCAAGACAAGTTTTGGCAAGATTCGGTTCGTGCGGAACTCATGAAGTTCCGTGCAGATGAAAATGCCACGATTTCTTTCATGGTTAAAGAATTTGAAATGCGAAAGTCTGCGGATGAATATAGTCGCACCAGCGTTTCGAAGACCGGTGTAATCGATATGAATAAGCTGCATACCTACAAGTATAATGATGACCTTTTCCGTCGTGTCACTTCCGTTGCGACTGGCAAAAATCACGGCTTCGTTATGTTTGTTGATTGGTCTGGTTCAATGCAATCCAACCTGAAGAAAACGCTAAAGCAGCTTTTCTCACTGGCAATGTTTTGCAAGCGGGTACAGATTCCTTTTGAGGTTTATTCGTTCCGTAGTGTTCTGTACACTGATTACAAGGATGATGGAGGCACTCTTCTTCCGGATACCCAGTTCTTCTCTCAAAATCAAGATGAAATTTCTATGGATCCTGTCATGATCCGTAACATTCTTTCATCTCGAATGAAGATCCAGGAACTCAATGATGCAATGTACCATCTTTGGCTCATGGGTTGTGGTGGTCATATGCCCTGTGATGGAATGTCGTCCACTCCACTCAATGAGTGTATTGCTCTGGCAGATCTGGTTGTAAATAAGTTCCATAATCAGTCTAAAGTTCAGGTTGTCAATACCATCTTCCTGACTGATGGCGAATCCGATCCTATCTATGGTTTCCATGGAAAAAATCAGTACGGTTATGGTTGGTCTGGTAAGACCAAGTACATTCTTCAGGATGATCTTACCAAGAAATCTTACGACATTCGGTACAGCCTTGGCGACCGTCGCATGACTTCTCTGCTTCTTAAGGTTCTGAAGGATCGTACCAACTGTAATCTTATTGGCTTCTTTATCAACGGTGATGGATTCCAGCGTGTTTGGGATCAATATAAGTTTGGCGTTTATGACAAGCGCCTGACTGATGCCAAGAAGTCTTGGACAAATGATGGATTTTTTCCAGTTGACACTGCAGGTTATGATGAATACTATATTCTCAACCCTAAGATGTTCAATGTTTCCACTAACAAGGAACTGGTTGTAGATTCCAACATGACCCGTAACAAGGCTGCAAAGGAATTCATCAAGTTTTCCGAAAAGAAGACGGTTTCCCGTGTTCTACTCTCACGGTTTGTCAAGCGAATTGCCGCTTGACAAACACCTTTACCTAGTCTATAATATACACATAATCGAAACACACACAAGGAAGTTCTAAATGGCTAAGCGCCCTCTCGACAAGTCTGCCTTCTTTAACGCTGTTAAGAAGGAATTCGGTGATATCGCGACCATCACCCGTCAGGAAGTTATCCTCATTGAACGTAAGTACGGAATTGATTATCCGGTTTGGTTCATCAAGGACAAGGCGCGACATGTCTCGCGCGGAGTGTATTCCCTTGATGACAGTGGTTCCACTAAGCCCGTGAAGGCAGCTAAGGCAATTAAGGCTTCCGATATTGCTTCGGAAGTTCCGGTTGCTTCTAACACTGCCATCGAAGTGTCAAATCAGCATGACATGGCAATTGCTGCTCTGCACACCAGTGTCGCTGATACTGTGTCACTGGTTCCCGCTAAGGCTTCTGGTTATGTTCCTTTCGGCCACTTTGCCGATGTCCGCATGATCATCAAGTCTGGTAAGTTCTATCCGACTTATGTGACCGGTCTGTCTGGTAACGGTAAGACCATGATGATTGAGCAGATTTGCGCCCAAGAAAAGCGTGAACTGGTTCGTGCCAACATCACCAAAGAAACGGACGAAGATGACCTGATTGGTGGTTTCCGTCTTATCGATGGTAAGACTGTCTGGCAGAATGGTCCGGTTATCGTGGCTATGGAACGTGGTGCCATCCTGCTTCTGGACGAAGTGGATCTCGGTGATGCCAAGCTCATGTGCCTTCAGCCCATTCTTGAAGGCAAGCCGATCTATCTTAAGAAGATCAATCGTGTGGTAACGCCTGCTAAGGGCTTCAACATTCTGGCTACTGCCAATACCAAGGGTAAGGGTTCTGACGACGGTCGCTTCATCGGTACCAACGTGATGAACGAAGCTTTCCTTGAGCGTTTCTCTATCACTTTCGAGCAGGAATACCCGCCGCTCAAGACCGAACTCAAGATCGTGAAGAATATTCTGCAGGCTTCCGGTTGTGATGACAATGACTTTGCAGAAAAGCTAGTCAATTGGGCTGATATGATCCGCAAGGCATTCTACGATGGTGCCGTGTCTGATATCATCTCTACTCGCCGTCTTGTCCACATCTGCGAAGCGTTCTCAATCTTCGGTCAGGATCGTGAGAAGGCAATCAAGCTTTGTCTGAACCGCTTTGATGTGGATACCAAGAATGGCTTCTTTGACCTCTACATGAAGCTGGACGAAACTCTCCAGCCGAAGCCGGAAGTCAAGACGGAAGCTGCCGCTACTAATGATGGCGAAATTTCCATGTAACAAGAATACGGACAGTGGGCTTGAGTCATTCACTGTCCGTCCTTTTGAAGACTCGTAACCTAAAATTATAATGGAGTTATTTAATGTCTCATCTTTCCCGTGTTGCTAAGGTTCTGCGTAAGAATAACAAGGGTACTGGCATCACTGCTGGTCGACTTGCACAGCTTTCCGGCTTGTCTAAGGACGCCGTGTATAAGCGCGTTTGGGATCTTCGCAATGTTGAAGGTAAGACCATCTATAGCAACTACCGTAATGTTAACGGTACTCGCAAGATGTTTTATCGTATTGCCTCGTAATTTTTTCTAGCAATTCAAAAAGGGATGCTATATACTACTGTAGCATCCCTTTTTATTATGGAGTTCACTAATGGAATTATCAATCAAAGTTGAAGACCTAAGAAAGACCAAACTGTTCATAGCAACACCTATGTATGGTGGACAGAACAATGGACTTTATATGAAGGCATGCCTTGATCTTCAAAGCATCTGTCTTCAATATGGCATTGAAGTTCGATTCTCTTTCCTCTTCAATGAATCACTAATTACCCGCGCAAGAAACTATTTGGTAGACGAATTCTTGCGCTCAGATAGCTCACATCTTCTCTTCATCGATTCTGATATTCATTTTGATCCTCAAGATGTTCTAGCCCTTATTGCTTTGGACAAAGACGTTATTGGTGCACCTTATCCTAAGAAGTCAATCAATTGGAAAAACATTGCTGCGGCTCTTGTTAAAGATCCAACAACACCAGTAAATGAATTGGACAATCTTGTTGGCGATTATGTTTTCAATCCCGTGCCAGGTACAACACAGTTCAACGTTCGCGAACCTCTTGAGGTTATGGAAATTGGAACTGGCTTCATGATGGTCAAACGTGAAGTATTCGAAAAGTTCAAGAATGCCTATCCGAAGCAGAACTACAAGCCAGATCATGTTGGTCAGGCCAACTTTGATGGTTCTCGCTACATTCACGCATATTTTGATACTGTGATTGACAATGGTTATACTTATGACGATCTATACCATCTCGTAAAGATTGCTGCACAGGGTGATAACATCAAGAAGAAGGCACAAGAATTTATGAACACAGAAAAGAATGCGTCACATAGGTATCTTTCTGAGGATTACATGTTCTGTCAGTATCTTCGAAAGATCGATGTGCAAATTTGGCTGTGTCCATGGATGAAGACGCAACATGTTGGCACTTATGCCTTCACTGGTAACATGCAAGCAATCGCTCAATATACAGGAAATCTATAATGATAATTGGTGTTGTAGGATTTATTGGATCAGGTAAAGGCACTGTTGCTGATATTTTGGTCGAGAAGCACGGCTTTGTTAAGCTTTCATTTGCTGATGCTGTTAAGGATGCAACTGCGGCTATCTTCGGATGGCCGCGAGCCCTTCTTGAAGGTGACACTTTAGAAAGTAGGGAATTTCGTGAAACAAAAGATGAATGGTGGTCAAAGAAGTTTGAGTTTGATTTTTCACCTCGTCTAGCTCTTCAATTGATGGGAACAGAAGCTGGTCGCAATGTTTTTCATCAAGACGTTTGGGTACATGCATTAGAGCGTAAAGCCGAAATGTATAAGAACGTAATAATTGCTGATGTTCGATTCCCAAATGAAATTGATTGGATGAGATCAAAGGGAGGGTTTGCAGTTCGTGTTCAGCGTGGTCCTGATCCTATTTGGTACGATACTGCTGTCATTGCTAACAGGAAAGCTGAAACTCACGAACAGATTTCTCGAAAGTTAGCTGCCGAAGATGCAATGGTAGATCAGTATAAGATCCACTACTCTGAATGGGCATGGGCAGGATCGATTATGGATTATCATCTTGATAACAACGGAAACATTTCCATGCTTGAAGCTGATATCAGTCACCTGCTAAAAGTCTTTACAGGCCCACAAAAGTCTGCTATACTAGCAGCCTAAACTAAATCTAACTGGAGAATATATTATGAAGATTAGCGAAAACACTCTAAAGGTCCTCAAGAACTTTTCAGAAATCAATTCTGGACTCGTTCTTCGAACAGGTAATGTTCAGAAGACCATCAACATGGACAAGTCTATTCTATGTGAAGCTGAACTTGAAGACAACATTCCTATTCAGTTTGGCATCTATGATTTGCCACAGTTTCTTGGAAACGTAACCTCTTTCGATAATCCTGATATCGATTTTGGTGACAAGTCTCTAACCATGACTGATGGTACTGTCGGTCTGCACTATTACTCAAGTGCGATTGGTCTCATCACTTCCCCTCCCGATAAGGAACTGACGATGAAGCAGGTTGATCTTCGCTTCACTCTGACCGATTCTGTTTGGCAGCGTATCCGTCGTCTTGCTGCAACAAACGGATTTCCTAACATTTCTATTGTTGGTAAGAATGGTGAACTTCGTCTTCTCGCGCATGAGAAGGCAAACGACACTTCTAACTCTGCATCTATCAAGCTTGCCGATCATACAGGTGAAGATTGTTCTGTTACGTTCAAGTTTGAAAATCTCAAAATGATTGCGGATGATTATGACGTTGAAGTTATGTTGAACGGCTTCGCGAAGTTTGCGGCGAAGAACAAGAAGATCAAGTATTGGATTGCAGTGGAGACTAAGTAATGGCTGGCATGGGACACAATCAAAAAGTATTCGTTTCGATCAACGGTCTTTCTGAAGCGGACAAGAAGCGCGTTAAGGATGCTGTTCTTGAAATGAACGACAGTATGACGCGAATTGCTGCTGAAAGGGATTTGCAGAAGGACACTCTCGCGCGAATGGAAGATCAGCTTGGCATTGATAAGAAGATGCTTCGTCGTATGGCACGTGTCTACTTTAAGAGCAACTACGCTCAAGAGCAGGACGAAAATCGTAACTTCGAAGAAATGTATGACGGAGTTATGAAGTAAAATGGCCGTCGATCTTTATGGTGACACTTATGTGGACAACTGGGACTATGCCAGAAAGATCGTCACTATCGGAATAGGGTTGCCTTTCTATAAAGTGATTTCATATGAATTACCAAACGAAGGTTTAGGTATGTCACTTCATAGCGAAGGCACCTTTTTTCGAAAAGCTGACATTCCAGGTGTGAATGGTGGTGGTCTATACGTTCTCTATGAAAAGACCAAGACACAAACCTCGTGTCTGTATGTGGGCGCTACAGAGTATTCGATACGTCAACGTGTATATAGATTCATGAAAGAACTTCATGATGTATCAAGAGATGACGAGAAACATCCGGCAGCAACCAAAGCTAGATTTGATGGTGTTATTCCTAAACATATCTACGCTAAATTTATGCCTATAAGAATGATGCCTAGAATGAAAAATCTTAGAATAGACTTTATGACACTTGACGAAACGTGTGCTATTCTGCTAAAATCTCGCTACAACGTTAGAAGGACTTATTGATGAGCGAATCTTTTCTCTGGGTCGAAAAGTATAGACCAAAGACCGTAAGAGACTGCATCCTTCCTGAGCGGCTGAAAAAGCCGTTTCAGGAGTATGTGGATAAGAAAGAAATTCCCAATCTCATGTTAACTGGTACTGCCGGTGTGGGTAAGACCACAGTTGCCAAAGCCATGTGTGATGAGATTGGGATCAACCATCTGTATATCAATGCTTCTGAAAACAGAGGTATTGATATGCTGCGAACAACTATTCGTAACTATGCATCTTCGGTATCGTTGACGGGTGGCAAGAAAGTTATCATCCTAGACGAAGCCGACTATCTAACTCCTGAAGCCCAAGCAGCTATGCGTGGTGCAATCGAAGAGTTTGCAGGCAATTGCACATTCATTCTTACATGTAACTTCAAGTCAAAGCTGATCGACGCGATTCATTCACGTTGTTCGGTAATCGATTTCGGATTGAAGAATGATGAAAAGCAAGAGATGGCATCTCAGTTGTTTAAGCGTTTGCTTAACATTCTGACTTCAGAAGGAATCGATTATGATAAAGCGGTTGTGGCAAAGATTGTCGAGAAGTACTTTCCTGACTATCGTCGTACTCTTAATGAGCTACAGCGGTTTAGTTCTTCTGGCACTTTGGATGCAGGCATCGTTGCACAACTCTCAGATGTTCGAAAGATTGCCGATCTTGTCAAATTTCTGAAAGACAAGAACTTTTCAGAAATGAGAAAGTGGTGTGTTACCAATTCTGACATTGAACCTGCCCGTGTGTATCGCAAGATTTATGACTCTCTTGTGGAATATTTCAAGCCCGAAAGCGTACCACAAGCTGTTTTGATCATTGCCAAATATGGGTATCAATCAGCATTTGTTGCAGACCAAGAAATCAATCTTGTTGCTTGTTTGACAGAACTTATGGTAGATTGTGAATATCAATGACGGATCTTTTTAAAGACGTTATCCCTAGCATCCAGCATACCAAAAAGAAAGTCATTACCAGTGAAAACGAGAAGGAATATGTGCCCTATGTGGTTAACAGATCCATCTCGTTTCATCTGGACATGGTAATGCAGGCCAATCAGATGAATATGTTACCATCCACAGATGGACTTCTTCAGTACCACTATTTGCTAAATACTGTAAGGTCATATAAAAGACCTTTTCAGAAATGGCAAAAAAGACAAGATGATGACAATCTTGAAGTCATTAAGGAAGCTTACAATTATTCCAATGAAAAGGCAAAGGACGTTCTAACAGTGCTTACAAATGACCAACTTGAAGAAATTAAAAAGACTTTGAACAAAGGTGGTCCTAATGCTAAACTTAGAAGATTTAATAGAGGTGAGACTGGCTGAGCCTGATGACTTCCTAAAAGTTAAGGAAACACTTTCTCGTATTGGTGTTGCATCTAAAAAAGAAAAGACTTTATATCAATCTTGCCACATTCTGCATAAGCAGGGCAAGTACTATATTATCCACTTCAAACAACTATTCTTATTGGACAATAAGAGTTCCGATTTCTCAGATGAGGATCGTGGTCGTGTGAATACAATAGCCAATCTCCTATCAGAATGGAGATTGGCTATTCTTGTTGATCCTGCTAAAAGCCAGACTCCTGTCGCTCCCCTTTCACAAATCAAAATCATATCACACCGTGAAAAGACGGAATGGAATCTGGTAACAAAATACAATATTGGCAAACGTAAAACTTAACATGGAGCTATATAATGAATCGTTTGAGAATTTTTAAGACAGATCCCAACGTCAATCTTCCTAAGTTTGCAACAAAACAAGCAGCTTGTTTCGATCTATCGTTTCAATCTACGGGCAAGACTGAGTATACTGGATACAATATGTACAATGCGCCATTAACGAGGCAACTTTCTAATGGCTCAATTAAGATCATGCCTGGTGATCGTATTCTAGTGCCTACTGGATTGATCTTTGATATTCCAGAAGGATATTCGGTACGAATTCATCCTAGGTCTGGGCTATCACTTAAGCAAGGTCTTGTTTTAGCAAACCTAGAAGCCGTAATCGATTCGGATTATGTCCAAGAAACTTTTGTTTTGCTTGCAAATAATTCCAGTGTAGATCAGACGATAAATAATGGAGATAGGATTGCACAAGCGGAAATGATTAAATCAGAGGAATATATTCTTTGGGAAATCTTCGATGCTCCAATTCAAAAAACAGATCGTGCCGGAGGATTAGGTTCAACAGGTATTAGCGTCTTCGCAATTGAAGATGTACAGAAGCCAGATGAGCAGCCTGTAAAGCGCGGCAGAGGAAGACCAAAGAAAGTAGCATAGGAATAAAATGCCAGGAGCCCATCGTCACGGCGATAAGAGATTTTGTGAGGCTACAACAATCGTTACAGGACAAAGCACTGTCAAAGTGAATGGTATATTGTGGGCAGTTGAAGGTGATTATGATACACACTGCGATGGAGGTCAATTGCAAGCTGTGTACGGCGCTAAGAATGTTTACATTCAAGGTAAACTTGTGATTTGTGCGATGGGTGACATTGCAGCTCCTGATAAACAAGATTGCGTTGTTATACATCCTACCGGTCCTACTAATCCAAAAGGACACTCTATGGATGTTGTTGTTTATGGTGGTAGAGCTGGTGGTGGTAAATGACATGGCAGCTGAACGAGCTTGTGTATTCAGGTAATAACCAAGCAAGAGTTAAGAACTACTATCCAGATACCGGACTAATTGTAATCTATGATATATATGGAAATTTTCAAGCTGGTATGACAATTGTAGGTAATGAGACTGGAACAACTCTCACTCTTACAGAATTTAACATTACTCTTGATTATGATTTGAGATATGAGCCTGACGAATGGGAACAGGCTCTGGCGGATGCTATATATGATGGTGATGGAAATATTGTAGCTCTTGAAGAGCATTTTACAGGACTTCTGTCACAAGATTATCAATTTAAGTATTACGTGGTAGAGGGTTAATGCCAACACCTATTTCAAATTTAAGAGCGACTTGGGCTAATACATCGAATGTGTTTGTTGGCATTGGCATGAATGTCAATGCTATCTCTTATGCCGCAAACACTAAACTAGTCGATTTCAAAATCAATTCAAATTCTATGTTCTCTATTACACCTCAAGGCTCTACAGCTATGGGTGCACGAGGACAAATTCCTATACAGCAACCGAGCCAAGCTGCCGTTCTAGACTTATGGGCAAGAGACAAGGGTCTATTGTTCCCTCGAATGACTACAACAGAGCGAGATGCTATTCCTAATCCTCCTGATGGTCTTGTTATCTATAATGAAGAAACAGATTTTCTTCAGATTCGTCGTGCAGGTATGTGGACAAATGTTGGTGATGTTGGTTTACCTGGTGCTCTTCCATCACTTTCGAGGACATTATTTGTTTCTACAACAGGTAGCGATACTGCAAATGACGGCACAAGCGAATATTCTCCTTTTGCATCGCTAGAAAAAGCTCTTGCAGTTGCAACTGCAAGAAACGATATTGTTCTTATCAAAGTATCACCTGGTGTTTATTACACACAAGGTTGGTTAGATTTACCTGATGGTTGTATTGTACAAGCTGCCCATCGTTCAGTATTCATTCGTCCTGTTCCTAACTTTGAAGAGCGCAACGTATTTCGTATGGGATCAGGATGTTTTGTTGAAGGATTTATCATTGAGAATTTCCGCTTAAATAGTTTGACAGATCCTACAGAAGGTTTTGCATTCAGTTTTAGACCTGGTGCAGTCATCACGCGCGTACCATACGCTCATAAGTGTGCTGTAAGATGTTCACAGCCTATAAGCGTTGTTGGAGGTAAACTAGATCCTCTAAATGGAAATCCACAATATCCAAGAGGACCTGGCGTTGTTATAGCAGACGGTCTTGTTTGTTCTCAATATTCGATCTTTCCAAACATCATGACATGGGGTGCAACACCTGTAACATACAATGGTATTGGTTATTGTGCAAAGAATGGCGGACTAATCAACGCTGTTAACGCCATCTCTATGTGGGCCCACAAACACTTCTTAGCAATGAGCGGTGGTCAAATCATTCTCAGTTCTTGTTCTACGCAGTTTGGTGACTATTCGCTAGTTGCATCAGGTTCACGCAACATCGGCGTTCCTTATGCAATATCAGGAACAATGACACCAAACACAACTGCTGCAAACGCTGTTGCGGCAGCCTCTACTACAATCATTAATAATATGTGGACAGCATTAACAGCAACAGGTACTATATCTGCTTGGGACGCATATGATCAAGAATACACTCGATATGACGGTAGTGTTTGGATTAAAGCACTTGAAGAAATGTTGCGTGGTGGTGGTTCAGATATGATTGAACGTTTCCAATTGGTATTGTTTGACGCTGTTGGTAATCCTGTATTGTCGAGCGACAAGAAAACACAATTTAAGTTTTGTTATGATTACATAAGAGACCAAATTAACGCTCTTACTGGTGTAGACGCCACATCACAGACTATGGTAAATAATGCCACTATTGCGGTAAAAAGCACAATCGATAGTCCACAAACACGCACTGAACCAAGTAGAATTGAGGCTATTGGTCATACTTGGACAGCTAACATGATTGGTGTTTGGCAAATTAAAATTCCACCAGCACAGTCAAGATTGCCAATCAGAGACAGTATTTTAGAACAAGATGGCGCTCTTGTCATTGCTACAGGACAAGATAGTGATGGTAATGCTATCTTTGCTGGTGATGTCACAATTGACGCAAGATTTGGTATGGGAGGTCGCGGATTTATTGCACCTACAAAACGTGAAGCTACTCGCGCAGCTATTACATTTGGAGGATTTTAATGGCAAGAATTACATGTCGCCAACCATCAACAGGTAAACCTGTAAACATTCGTTACGAGAGTGTTCCTAATACATTTGTTACAATCGCAGAAGCACCAGACTTTTCTGTTCCCGATCCCTCAGAGTCACAATATCCTGATGCTAGAGATCCCTCTTATCCTTCTCGAGGTATTGCAGCAGGTGAAATATTCTTTCTAACACCACTTATAGTCAAAAACAAAACTGGTGGTTCTTGCATAATTGAAGTTCGTTTTATCGCAGAAGGAAATACAGCTTCAGTTGTAAATGATGCATTGGGCGCAACTCTTATTCCTGCAGGCGAGAGTGTAGCTATTCCGTTACAAGGAAGATCCCTAATCAAAAGAAATCTTGCAACCGCAAACGGCGATTCGATCCAGGTAAAATCTAGCGTTTCGGGAGCATGTGATGTTTGGGCTTCAGCTAATGAACAAGCTTCGGCAGAGCATGTGGGTGTAGGTATCATATAATGTCGAATAAATTTCTATCAAACAAACAATTAGTTGACGACGGTTTGTTTGTTATTACCAGTGGTGATCTAGCAGCATTAAATCCTATAGACTATAAAGGTCGACAGGTACAACTTGACGACGGCAATCGATATCACAGTGACGGTCTTATCTGGCGCTTAAGCGATGCATACGATGCTCTCGGCGCACAAGGATCTCAGGGACCTCAAGGACCTCAAGGGCCTCAGGGTATTCAAGGTGTTCAAGGTGCTATAGGTCTTCAAGGACCTCAAGGTACAATTGGTATTCAAGGTCTACAAGGTCTTCAAGGAACTATAGGTGTTCAAGGATCGCAAGGTACAATAGGTTCACAAGGTATTCAAGGTGAAACTGGTGCTCAAGGCACTCAAGGCATTCAAGGTGAAATTGGTGCTCAAGGCACTCAAGGCATTCAAGGTAATATAGGCGCACAGGGTAGTCAAGGTATAACAGGTGCTCAAGGTGCTCAGGGAACAACTGGCGCTCAAGGTCTTCAAGGAATTTTAGGCGCGCAAGGTCTTCAAGGCGCTGATGGTGCTCAGGGTATTACAGGATCGCAAGGCGCCACAGGCATACAGGGCGCACAAGGCACTGATGGTTTACAAGGTACTCAAGGTGCTCAAGGTGCCACAGGAATACAAGGTGCACAGGGAACTGATGGTTTACAGGGTACTCAAGGTGCTCAAGGTGCCACAGGAATACAAGGTGCACAGGGAACTGATGGTTTACAAGGTGCTCAAGGTGCTCAAGGTGCCACAGGAATACAAGGTGCACAGGGAACTGATGGTTTACAAGGTGCTCAAGGTATAATTGGATCACAAGGTGCCCAGGGTACTGATGGTTTACAAGGTTCTCAAGGTGCTCAAGGTACAATTGGATCACAGGGTACAACAGGCGCTCAAGGTATAACTGGTGCTCAAGGAGTTCAAGGTGCTCAGGGCACAACAGGCGCTCAAGGTATAACTGGATCTCAGGGTACACAAGGTACAACAGGTGCACAGGGCACTCAAGGTATAACTGGATCTCAGGGTACACAAGGTACAACAGGTGCACAGGGCACTCAAGGTATAACTGGATCTCAGGGTACAACAGGTTCACAAGGTGCTACTGGATCACAGGGAACAACAGGTTCACAAGGTACAACTGGATCTCAGGGTACAACTGGATCTCAGGGTACAACTGGTGCACAGGGAACAACAGGTTCACAAGGTACAACTGGTGCACAGGGAACAACAGGTTCACAAGGTACAACAGGTTCACAAGGTACAACTGGTGCACAGGGAACAACAGGTTCACAAGGTACAACAGGTTCACAAGGTACAACTGGATCTCAGGGTACACAAGGCACTACTGGTGCTCAAGGTATAACTGGTGCTCAAGGTACTACTGGTGCTCAAGGTACAACTGGATCTCAAGGTACAACAGGTGCTCAGGGTACACAAGGTACAACAGGTTCACAAGGTGCTACTGGATCACAGGGAACAACAGGTTCACAAGGCACGACAGGCACTCAAGGTACACAAGGTGTATTAGGTTCACAAGGCACGACAGGCACTCAAGGCACTACTGGTGCTCAAGGTATAACTGGTGCTCAAGGTACTACTGGTGCTCAAGGTACAACAGGCACTCAAGGTACACAAGGCATTCAAGGTACAACAGGTGCTCAGGGTACACAAGGCATTCAAGGTATAACTGGTGCTCAAGGTACAACAGGCACTCAAGGTACACAAGGCATTCAAGGTATAACTGGTGCTCAAGGTACAACAGGCACTCAAGGTACACAAGGCATTCAAGGCACTACTGGTGCTCAAGGCACTACAGGTTCACAAGGTACAACTGGATCTCAAGGTACACAAGGCATTCAAGGCACTACTGGTGCTCAAGGTGCTACAGGCACTCAAGGTACAACTGGATCTCAAGGTACAACAGGTGCTCAGGGTACAACAGGTACACAGGGTACAACAGGCGCTCAAGGTGTTCAAGGTAGACAAGGAACTACAGGCGCTCAAGGTACAACTGGATCACAAGGCACTACAGGTTCACAAGGTACAACTGGATCTCAAGGTACACAAGGCATTCAAGGTATATTAGGCGCTCAAGGCACTACAGGTTCACAAGGTACTACTGGTGCTCAAGGTACAACAGGCACTCAAGGTACAACTGGATCTCAAGGTACAACAGGTGCTCAGGGTACACAAGGCATTCAAGGTATATTAGGCGCTCAAGGCACTACAGGTTCACAAGGTACAACGGGTATTCAAGGCACTTCGGGTGTAAACGGCACTGCTGGTACTGGAGGCACACAAGGTACAACAGGTACTCAAGGAACAGTAGGCACTCAGGGTACGACAGGCGCTCAAGGCACTACTGGTGCTCAAGGTACAACTGGATCACAGGGTACAACAGGTACACAGGGTACAACAGGCGCTCAAGGTGTTCAAGGTAGACAAGGAACTACAGGCGCTCAAGGTACAACTGGTACTCAAGGCACAATTGGATCACAAGGAACTCAAGGTATTCAAGGTGCTAATAATGGTGGATTTACAATTGTTAACGATACAACATCTACCAATGCCTTTATTGGATTTGTAACTGCTACATCAGGAATTTCAACAACTCTTAATGTAACAAGTACTAAATTACAATATAATCCTTCTACTGGAGCTTTTGGAATTGGTACTGCAATAGATATCATTCCATATGATAGCTTGAATTCTGGAACATTATCGTTTGAAGGTTCTGCTGGGCAACTTTTCAGTATTACAAACAATCTTACTACCGGATCGATTTTCTCAGTTAATGATGTTTCTGGTATACCAAGTATAGATGTAGATGCGGATGGAACAATTGAGTTTGCAGCTTATGGTGGAAATGTTGGAATTGGAACGACAAGTCCAACTCAAAAATTGGACGTTAATGGAAATGTAAGACTTCGTTCTGGTCTTTACGACTTTAATAATAATGTGGGCACTAACGGTTCTATTTTAGTCGCGACTGGAAGTGGAATTCAATGGACTGCACCCTTTGCTGCAGGTATTCAAGGTCTTCAAGGTACAACTGGAACTCAGGGTACTCAAGGTATATTAGGCGCTCAAGGTGTTCAAGGTAGACAAGGAACTACAGGTGCTCAGGGAACAACTGGTACTCAAGGTACGACAGGCGCTCAAGGTACAACAGGCGCTCAAGGTACAACTGGTGCCACTGGCGCTCAAGGTACAACTGGTGCCACTGGTGCTCAAGGTATATTAGGCGCTCAAGGTGTTCAAGGTACAACTGGTGCCACTGGTGCTCAGGGTATATTAGGCGCTCAAGGTGTTCAAGGTAGACAAGGAACTACAGGTGCTCAGGGAACAACTGGTGCTACTGGTTCACAAGGCACGACAGGCACTCAAGGAACAACTGGATCTCAAGGTATAACTGGTGCTCAGGGTACAACAGGTACTCAAGGAACAACTGGTGCTACTGGTGCTCAAGGTACAACTGGTGCCACTGGTGCTCAGGGTACAACAGGTACTCAAGGAACAACTGGTGCTACTGGTGCTCAGGGTACAACAGGTACTCAAGGAACAACTGGTGCCACTGGTGCTCAGGGTACAACTGGTGCCACTGGTGCTCAGGGTACAACAGGTACTCAAGGAACAACTGGTGCTACTGGTGCTCAGGGTATATTAGGCGCTCAAGGTGTTCAAGGTGTTCAAGGTAGACAAGGAACTACAGGTGCTCAAGGTACAACAGGTACTCAAGGAACAACTGGTGCTACTGGTGCTCAGGGTATATTAGGCGCTCAAGGTGTTCAAGGTACAACAGGTGCTCAGGGTACAACTGGTGCCACTGGTGCTCAGGGTACAACTGGTGCTCAGGGTACAACAGGTGCCACTGGTGCTCAAGGTATATTAGGCGCTCAAGGATTACAAGGTATTCAGGGTATAAAAGGTGATACTGGTAATACAGGTGCAACTGGTTCACAAGGATTACAAGGTATTCAGGGTATAAAAGGTGATACTGGTAATACAGGTGCAACTGGTGCCACTGGTGCACAAGGATTACAAGGTATAAAAGGTGATACTGGTAATACAGGTGCAACTGGTGCCACTGGTGCACAAGGATTACAAGGTATA